TAAGCATCATCATGGTACGTACCTGCTCTGCTGGTTCTGATAAGAATAACCTAGCTACTGACGCTTTCATCATTTCTTCCTGCGGATTCTCGATGCCACCTTTTTCCATAGCTGTTTGAGGAGATAAGGTTCCCTGATATACAGAATATAGGTCTGCCCATAAACGTGCATTCCGAGCATTAAGTGACGCTTGATCGCTCGTATCAAGCTCAACATACGATTCATAGAAGCCACCAATCTCTTTTGGAGCTATTTCTATTGAACTAGGAGCACCCTTCATACCACCATATATGGTTACTGGAGCCTCTATTATGTTCTCTATATCTTGAAATACCCAACGGTTCACTACCATAATGGCTGACCGTAAGGCGTTTATCGGGCCTTGCAATTTAGACGCTGCATTACGTACGTTCATGTCAGCTTCTGTAGCTGTATCTACTCCGCGTTGCGACGTGCCTGACAGGATGGACGCTTTTGATAGTTCATTTGTGTAATCATGGACTTTGTTAATAAGCTGGAATGCGCTGACAGGTACGTCTGGTAATGATCTGAACTCAATTTCTTGGTCATCCATAAGGTTGATACGTTTCCCTGGACCAATCTCAATCGGCTGATCAGTATCTTCCGAGATGTTTCTGGTAACGACTGGAGCAAATGTGGAAAATCGCATCTGAATATCCACTGCAGTAAGCTGCCTAGCTTCTGTTTCAAGCATTGGATGAGCGTAGCGCAGTACACCAACATACCTTTCTTCTGGTTTGGATTCCGCCGAGAACTCGCCCCAGCCACTGTCCCTAATAGCATACGGAACATATCCGTCGTAGCGTGGAGACTCCTCTGTGGATGCCGTTGTTTCCCAATGATACGGGTTAACATCATCATGTACTCGCTCTCCCTTACACCAAATTACGTAGCGTCCTTGACTAGATCCACTAGGTTTAGTCCACATTTCTACATAGTCCACTTTATCAGTGTCTTTATAAGATGCGAGATGTCCTTCTAGTTCAGGGTACATTTCGCGTGCGTCTAATGCGTATACTTTATAGAACTCATATACGTATTTTGGGTTATAACAGTCTGACGGATCTTCTAAAATGGTTTCAGTAGGGCAGCTTTTTACACTCCAGATTAGTTCACTGCGGCCTAGGTTTTTCATTACTTTACGGTAGGTACTCTTTTCCTTCCGTGTCGCGGTGGATGAGGGTTCGTCGGGAATCAAGTCCCACCGTAAAGTCTTTTTAAGTACGATGCGTCCATCTTTAATAGCCTGCTTCTTAGCTCTATTTAATGGCCCCCCTTGTTGAACTGCGATTTGGTGCCAAAACGCATGAAGGAACTGACGTTTGCGTTCAGCTAAGTCTTGCTCTTGTTGCATGTCCTCATCTGTAGGCCTTGGGGGAACAAAGACTTTAGGGGAGGTCAGAATATGATCTGTTAAATTGTCAACAGCATTACGTGCTGTAGGAGGAATGGTCGGAGATATACCCCGTTGTCCCCACTCTTTAGGAATGATTTGGTTTTTATTAGGGTAATCTAGGTTGTAATACTCGTTGTCTAATTCAACGGCTGCGAAGTAGCCTTGGAAGATTTCATTCTTTAATGTAAGAAATCGTTGATATTCAGTATCCTGAGAGTTGTACGTTGTATCACCAGTTACCATGTATTCCTGCCTGACCCGAATGTGAGGTAACTACCGCGCATTGCATTACGCGATGTGTTCCTTCTTCGTTTTAATTTATCTATCGCCAACGCCGCTGCAATTACACAGTCATCAAAATATCCTGATGGTGCGGAGTATCGGATAGCTCCTCCAGCTAATACTTTGCCCTCATATAAACTCAACTCTTTTGAAAGTTGAGTATCCCCTTTTAAGAATTGTACACGCTCATGCTCAATTTCGGAGGCCATACCTGCTATAATCCGAGCTTTTGAATTATTGGTGAATTTGAAGGGCGATACTGAGCAGCCCTCCTGGCGCAACATATCTTGTACTGGCTCACCCACACCAGACGCATCCATGTGGATTGTTTGGCAATTATATTTCTCGTACAGGTTGGCAATACGTGGCCCTAGTGTGGTGTAGTCCACGCCATTAAAGCGATCCATATCCACAAAGTTACCCGTCCTGATGTCTACTACGTAGGCCACGGTGAAGTCGTGCATCTTACCGATGTCTAGTCCCATCAAATACTGGCTATCTGCTACTAATGGAGTTTCTGAGGTGAATAAGTTCTCAAATCCCCTAAAGACCTGTCCATCATCCTCGGACCATTCGGCTAAATAGTGCTGTTTATACTCTGCTTCTGTCAATTCGTCCCGCATAGCGTAGATTTCTTTAGGGTCTATGGCAGGATTTTCCCACGATGGGACGGCAAATGACTCAAATCGCCCCTCAGTGTCCGTTTCTCCACGATGGAAGTACGACCTAAAGCGTCCTTTACCCCGTGGAATGCCAATTGCTCGCAATACTCCGCGTGAGTCGGTCAATGCAGGCATAAAGTTAGCCCACGCTTCTTCAGATACATCGTGTGCCTCGTCCACAAACGCGGCAGTAACCCTGTCACCCTGCAATGACTTAGGGTCATCGGCTGTTTTGGCCTGTACTCTAGCTCCATTCTTTAAATCTATGAGCTTACGCATTTTATCGTGGGAACTTTTTAAATTATTAAGGCCACCATTTTCTGAGACGAATAATTCCCAGATTGGTTCCCAAATTTTCATGGCTAATTCGTAGTTGGGGGCTATTACGTACACGAGTGGGGGCTTTCGGATACCAGAAATGTCAGGGCGCTCCCGAAACAGTTCCTTCACGACCTCGGCGATGATTGCAGTCGTTTTCCCACTGCGCCTACCGCACGCACCTATAAGCCTTGGTACTGAATGAGACTTGGTTGAGTGCTTATGAATCTTTTCCCGTTGCCAATTAAACGGTGTGTACTCCTGCTTCCCTGGCATAATCACTTTCCATGCGGGGTGTTCCCAATCTTCAGCCATATTAGTCATCTCGCTTTCTAGCTTCAATCTCACTGCCAAATGCTTCAAATAGTTTTTGGAGTCCCATAGACACAGGTAGACTCAAAACCGCAAGGGCCGTTAAAAGTCCTTCAATTTGGTCAAGAGTTTCTGGGTTTCCTGTCGCAGACCAAATAATACGCGCTCCTAATGCGAGCCATACTAACACGACAGGTATAAAAATCACACCTACAAGGAGTTGTACTCCCGTGATGGTAGTGCCATTATTAGTTTTCTTTGGCTCATCATCACTCATTCAATGTATCTCTCATTTTTCTGACGTTGTGTTTCTAGGATGGCTTCTTCCATAACTTCAGTGAATTCTTTAATTATTGCGTTTGTATCTTCGTTCTCAACTTCTTCAACAACCTCCATAGGCTTTCCTAAAAAGGTATCTCTCCAAGTAATCAGGGACTGAGAGTTTCTTCTGCGCACTGACTCCATTAACGCCTCGTACCATTCACGGGTGTCACCACGCTCCTGAATGATTTCCATTAGCGCACGTTTTTCTTCACGCATCATCTCTTTATCGGCTTTGTTAGCACTCGGGAGATGGGCTGAACCAGATTGAAGTTGCCCGAGCTGGTTGCGAACTACTAAGCCGCTTTCGACTTCCTTCACACTCCACGTCCCAGCATCCACTAGCTCCTGGACTTCATCAACTGGTTTGTTGCCATACTCTTTATCAATCTTTAAAGAAGAAGTGTTTTCTGCCATTTTCAGTTAACCTCACAGTTCTGCTCATATTATCGTGGTATGTTACCCAGCCACGTGTACGCATCTTACGCAAGCAGTACGCCACATGACTTGTGCTAGATAGCCCAGCTTCCGCTCCTAACTCCCTGTACGTAGGTGAGCGTGCATCGCACGTGTCATATTTATGTATGACATGTGCAATGTTACGCCATCTATCGTGCATTTTCATATACGTAATAACTCGCTTTATACAGTGGCGCGTGTTTTGCGTCTTGACGACTTATTCGCTATATACAATTGTGAATCGTGTATTTTTCGGATTATTGCCTGATTTCTGCGTTCCGTAGGCATGGCAGCTAAGCTTATTGCCTCACTACTAAATCCAAGTTTCGTTAAGTTTGTCCAGTTCCATGTGTCATGGGTGTCAGCAAACTTTCTAATTTC